AGACGAAGCCGTTCGCCCAGCCCGGCGACAAGGTCACCAAGGCGCTGCGCGATCGCATCGGTCCACACCGGCTTCGCCGCTGGTTCGAGACTGGCGTGGTCGAGATCGCCAACTGGGAAGCCCCCGAACCACAGCGCGAGCGCGCGCTGCGTGTAAACACCCCAAAGGACTCCGAGTAGGAACAGATGACCCGCCCGCTGTCGAACATCAATCTGGCCCTGAACCGCGGCGATGGCGTCTTCGGCGAGGCATTCTCGCCGTCCGACATCGCCAACCTGACGGCATGGTGGGATCCTGACGACGGCGACACGGTCACCCTGTCCGGCGCGAACATCACGGCGCTGACGGACAAGGCCGGCCCGACCGCGGGCCTGACGCTCGTGCAGCGCGGAGCTGTCGCGCAACTGGAGGCGGCGACGGAAGTCGGCCGCACCTGGATGTCCGCACAGACCACCGACCAGATGCTGCAGACCACGACGGCGAACACCGCCGAGGTGCTGCCCGGCACTGGCGAGTTCAGCATCTACATCGTGATCAAGCCGAACTTCGTGGGCAGTGGCACGAGCTACGCGCTGTTCCAGAAGGGCTTCACCGGCTGGTATGGCCTGCGGTCGAACAGCGCCACGTCCAGCAACGTGGTCGGCTACGTTGACGACGTTGGAGGCGCGGGCTTCCGCACGGCGCAGTCCGGCGCGAACGAGATCACGCGCGGCGGCCGGCACATCATTCGGCTCGTGCGAGACAACACGTCGAACCTGCTGCGCGTCTACGTTGACGGCACGCAGGTGTCCAGCGCGGACATCACCGGCATGGGCACCGCCGACGACGCCGCCGAGCAGTTCACCCTGGGCGCACGCGCGAGCGGTGCCAGCCAGACGGACTTCTTCGACGGCATGATCGGCGAGGTGCTGTTCTACAAGGACGTGCTGTCCGCCGGCGACAACACCAACCTGGAAAGCTACCTTGCGACGAAGTGGAGCACGGTCGGCGCGACCACGTTCACGCCTAGCGACATCGAGACGCTGACCTTCCACCTGGACCCCTCGCTGGAGACGGACGACGACGGCACCGACGTGAACATCACGGACCTGGAGGGCGGCGTGGTCATGAGCAGCAACCAGTCCACAAATGCGGGGCTGCCCACCCTGACCACGATCGGCAGCCAGAAATGGATGGAGTTCCTGGGCGCCGAGATGCTACAGAACACCAGCGCGGTGGCGGCCGGCATCAACTTCGGCAACGCCCCGTTCGCGATCGCCGTGGTGGTTCGGCCGCACGACATCACTGTGGGGCGCGAGCGCCTGCTGAACAAGGGCGTGGGCACCACCGGCCGCTACGCCATGGACTACAACGAAGCGATCGCCGGCGACGTGCGCGGCATCCTTCAGGACGGCACCAACACCGACACGCTGCTGGACACGACCGGCGGCCGGTTCGCCGCGAACGAGAAGATCGTGTTCTGGCTCGTCCGCCACGACCAGGACGGCAACGTCTACCTGTACGTGAACAACACGCTGGTGGAGACCGACGCCCTGAGCGTGGGCGACATCGACGAGTCCAGCACCAACCCGAACAGCCACTACCTGTCGATCGGAGCTGGTCCAGCCACCATCACCACCGCCACGTCTTTCCTGGATGCGGACGTGGGCGAGGTGCTGTTCTTCAAGAACACCGAACTGAGCGACAACGTGCGCGGGCTCGTGGACACCTATCTGGCGACGAAGTGGGGCGTGTAGCGTGGTAGCCAGCCGGCAGATCCGGGTGGTGGTCAGCAGCCTGAACGGGTTCGTGGAACTGCTGATCAAGAAGGTGACTCTGGGCATCGTCGCGAACCTCGTGGCAGCTCCAGGCGAAGGCGGCACCCCGGTAGATACCGGATGGGCGCGCGCCAACTGGGTGCCCAACATCGGCAGCCCACTGGACAAGGTCGCAGGAAGCCGTGAGCAGGCCGAGAAGGGCCTACTGCCGGGAGACCAGCAGCAGGGCATCGCTTCGGTTGTGGCCAGCTACAGGCTCGCTAGGGGGCCTGTGCACATCACCAACAACGTGCCGTACATCCTCCCCCTGGACCAGGGCCACAGCAGGCAAGCGCCGCGTGGATTCATCAGGCGGGCCATCAAGAAGGCCGTCACGGTTGATCTGACCGGGCTCGGTGGCCTATAATCTGAGCCCATGACCACCCTCGCCGAAGCCAAGGAACGCATCTACGCCCAATTCGTGGCGGATTTCACGGTCACGTCGGCGAACATCACCTTCGACAACGAGCAGTACGACCCGCCGACCGCCGGCAACTGGGTCCGGCTGTCCGTCCGTCACACCGCAAGAGCCCAGGAAAGCATGGGCGAGCTGGGTCTGCGGAAGTTCGAGTCCATCGGCTCGGCGATCATTCAATGCTTCTGCCCCCTGGACTCTGGGACCAGTGCGGCCGATACTCTGGCAGCTGCTGCGCAAGCGGTATTCGAGGGCAAGGTGCTCGGAGCCACGGAGCAGCTGCGATTCACGTCTGCGGCGATCACTGAAGTGGGACCGACGGACAACTGGTACCAGATCAACGTCGAAGCCTTCTTCACCTATACGGAGACCAAATAATGGCACGGGTTCTTTCAAATAACGCAACGCTCAAGTACGCCGTCGAGAGTTCGACGATCGGCACCCTGCCGGCCACGAACCTGTGGCGTAGTCTCGAACCGAACAGCATCGGCGCCTACGGCGCTGCAATCACCACGGTCTCGCGCCGTCCAATCTCGCAGGACCGCGGTCGCAAGAAGGGCGCGGTGACGAACCTGGAGTCCGGCGTGGAGTTCGAGGCTGACCTGACGCAGGACAGCTTCGTGGACTTCGCCGAGGGCTTCGTGTTTGCCGAGATGGCGAACACCGAGTTCGACCTGAAGTCCAGCAACGTGCCGCCCCCGGCCGTCGCGACCACGGACGACTTCACGGTGGACAGCATGTCCGCGCTGCTCGCCAGCAAGATGATCTACAACGTGGGCGCAGCGAAGACCCTGGTCTACGCGCTGGGCTACACCAACGCAGCGAACAACGGCATCCACGAGCTGAACGTGCAGCCGGTCACGACCGACACCACGGTGCAGGTCGCGAGCACTCTCGTTGCCGAGACGCCGAGCACGAACGCCAGCCTGCAGATTTGCGGCGTGCGCGTGAGCGACGGCGACCTGACCCTGGGCGCCCCGTCCGGCGGTGTCGCGACGCTGACCAGCGCCGCCGACGTGGCCGACTTCGCCGCGCTCGGAATCATCGCCGGCATGTTCATCCTGATCGGCTCGCCTGACGGTTCCGGCGGTGCGCAGAACGCGCTGTCCGATGCAGTCGCCGACGATACCTACGGCTACGCGCGCGTGCGCACGGTCGCGAGTAACGTCCTGACGCTCGACAAGCTGGCGACCACGCTGGACTCGACCGCCAACAACACCGGCGACGGCGAGGCGGACATCCTGTTCGGTCGCTTCCTGCGCAACGTCGCAGTGACCGCCGACGCGGACGACACGCGCTACGCCGAGCGGAGCTACCACTTCGAGGCCACCTACCCGGACCTGGGCGGCGCTGGCACCGACGAGTACGAGTACGCCGTCGGCAACTTCGCGAACGAGCTGTCCCTGAACCTGCCGCTGACCGAGAAGGCAACGGCCACCTGGGGCTTCATCGGCACGAACACCGAGGACATCACCGCGACCCGGAAGACCACGTCGGCCCCGTCCGGCCCTGGTGCTTCGGTTGATCCCCTGCGCACCACGGCGCTGAACACCACGTCGTCCTTCGCGGCGCTGACCACGGACGTGATCAGCTCGGTGTCGGACGTGTGCTTCAAGTCGCTGACGCTGACGATCAACAACAACGTGAGCCCGGAGAACTGCCTGGGCACGCTCGGTGCCAGCTTCGTGAACGCCGGCCTGTTCGAGGTGAACATGGAGGGCCAGATGCTCTTCACCGACAAGGCCATCGTCAACGCCGTGAAGAACAACACCACGGTGACGTTCCTCGCGATCCTGAGCAACGACAACGGCGCGTTCGCGTTCGACATCCCGGCGCTGACCTTCGGCGGCGGCGACCGCGAGTATCCGGTGGACCAGTCCGTGCTGGTCAACATCACCGGCGAGGCGTTCAACGACCCGACGGGCGTGATCCCGAACGTGTCGCTGGGCATGTCCTTCTTCCCCGTCGGCCTGGACAACACCACCGTCTAGTCCGAAACCCCCGGCGCTTCGGCGCCGGGTTCTCCGTCCGTAACCCGCAGGTAGACCCATGTTCAAGAATCTCGACGCCTTCAAGGTTTCCGCATCCAGCCGCACCGAGCTGGACATGTCCCCGTATCTCGGCGAGAACGCCGTGCTGCAGCTCGCGCCCGCAACCGGCGCGAACCCGAACTTCCAGAACGCCTTCATGAAGATGACGGCGAAGGTGCGCAAGGATCTGGCGCGCGACAAGGTGGACGCCGAGTCCCTGGACATGATCCGCGACATCCAGCGCGAGCTGTACGGCCGCTTCGTGATCGTCGGCTGGTCCGGCGTCGAAGGTGAGCCCGGCGGCGAGGGCGTGGACGACGACGGGCTGGTGCCCTACAGTCGCGGCAACGCGCAGAAGCTGTGCCGCGCCCTGCCGAACGAGCTGTTCGACATGCTGACCGTCAAGGCCGGCAACTCGGAGAGCTTCTACCCCGAGGACGAGGTGCTGCCGCCGACTCCCGAAGAGCTGGACGAACTGGCGGGAAACTAACCGCGCGGCTCCGGTGGGAGCTACGCTATGCCCGTGAAGGCTGGGTGATCGAGTCCGGCCAATACGAGCGCGCCACCGGTGGTCGCCTGCCCGACTGGTTCTACGACGAGCCCGTGCATCTGCCGGGCGACGAACTCTACATCACCGCCTTCTGGGAACTTTCCAGCGAGCGGACCTACGGCCAGTACCTGGGGCCGATTCCATGGGGAAAAATTATTTTCTATGGTGATCGGCTGAAGCTGGACGAGACTATGATGATCGTGTTTGTACGCATCCTCCGGGCGCTTGACGAAGCATTCCTGGCGGATCAGCGCGATAATCTGGGCCGCCGAACCGAACAGACCAAGGGTACATGACCGACTTCCGCATCAATGTGATCGTAGACCCGTCGCGCGTCCCCGCGGGAACGCGCAAGGTCGAGCGCGAGCTGGTCCGGGTCGAGAACAAGGCGAACCGCCTGCGCACCACCCTGCGCCAGATGCTCGGCCCGCTGGCCGGCGGCCTTGCCATCCTGGGCGCCGTCCGGGCCATGGCGAAGTTCGAGGAGTCGATTGCCACGGCCCGCGCCGTCACCGGTGCGACCGAGAAGCAGTTCGCGCAGCTCCGCGACCGCGCCCTGGAACTGGGCGTCACCACGCGCTTCAGCGCCACCCAGGCGGGCGATGCGCTGGTCCTGCTGGCTCGCGCCGGCTTCACCGTGGACGAGTCCCTGGCGGCCGTTGGGGACACCCTGAAGCTGGCCCAGGCTGGTGGACTGGGGCTCGCCGAGGCTGCGGACATCACCGCGAGCGCGCTGCGCGGGTTCAACCTCGCCGCCGCGGACACGCAGGACGTGACCGACGTGCTGACCGTCACGACGAACAACGCGAACAGCAACATCAGCGAGCTGGGGCAGGCCCTGAAGTTCGTCGCGCCGATCGCCAAGGGGCTGAACAAGGACATCCGCGAGACCAGCGCCGCGCTGGGCATCCTGTCCGACGCCGGCCTGAAGGCCACGCTGGCCGGCACCGGCCTGCGCCGCGTGTTCGCCGAGCTGGAGAGCCCCGGACGCGAGCTGAACAACCTGCTGCGCGAGGCCGGGCTGACCGCTGACCAAGTGGCGCCGAGCCAGAACGAGCTGATCGACATCCTGAACCGGCTGAAGAAGGCCGGCATCGACACCGGGCAGGCGCTCGAAATCTTCGGCCAACGTGGCGGCCCTGCGTTCCAGGTGCTGGTGAGCAACACCAAGCGACTGGGCGAGCTGAACGACAAGCTGAAGGACACCAGGGGAGCCACGAAGGAAGTGGCCGACATCATCGACAACACCCTGAACGGTGCCCTGTTCCGCGCCAAGTCCGCCATCGAGGGCTTCGTGCTGGGCCTGGGGCAGGCTGGTGTTTCCGACTTCCTGATCGCGTCGCTTGACGGCGTGGCCGCCGCATTCCGCTTCGCTGCCCAGAACGCCGACATCCTGCAGGCTGCGCTGATCGGTCTCGCGACCGTAGGCGTCGGCAAGCTGGTGGTCGTGCTTGGCGCCAAGCTGATCCCGGCGATGCGCGCCGCGTCGCTGTCCATGGTCCTGTTCCGCGGCAACGTGCTGCTGGCTGGCGCCGCGTTCGCGAAGATGACGCTGGCCATGACCGTGAACCCGTTCGTGGCCATCGCGGTCGCCGCGGGCGCAACGTATCTCGCCATCAAGAAGCTGACGGACGGCTACAACGAAATCGGCGACGTGCTGAACCAGATCGAGGAAGACTCGAAGCGCGTCCCGGCCGTGTTCGCCGCACTCGGTGCGACGC